GCGATGACGTCGCCGCGCCTCAGGATCGCCTTGCGTGCGGCGGTGTCCATCTCGGCCCAGAACGTCACGACATGGCTGTTGGTGCTGCGCCACCCCACCTTGAACTTCTCGGCCTGCGCCGCCGACAGCCGCACCCCGTAGTTCTTCCATGCTGTCTCCCTGAGCTTGATCGCCCCCATCCCGAACCCGAGCGCCAGCACCAGGACCTTGCCCAGCTGCCTGTCCTGGCTGCCGAATTGCCCCGCCGCCCACGTATAGACGTCCTCCCCGGCGGCGAACACCGCGAGGATATCGTTCTGCCCCGCCAGCCACGCCAACACCCTCGCCTCGATCTGCGAGAAATCGAACGACCACAGCAGCTTGCCGTCGCAGGAAGCCTTCAGGCAGGACCTCAGCGACCACGACACGCAGTCGAGTATGGGTGCCGGTGCCACGGCATTCAGGTCATTGGCGGCATCGGCGTCAATTGCCGTCGTTGACGCCGATGCCGCTTGACAAAACAGTTCCGGGTCGAAGCCCTTCGGCACCCTCGGCAGGTTTTGCACCTGCACGCCCCGCCCCGACCACCTGCCGGTCCTCCCGGCCCCACAGAACTGGAACTGGCCCCGCAGCGAGCCGTCGGAAAGGTCGCTCATGTCGAGCATCCGCACCAATTTGCGCGTTGAGGCCCGCGCCGCCCGCAACCTGATTTCCAGCACCTCGACCACGTCAGGCGGCGCGACCTGCGCCAGCGCCTCTTCAATCGTGGCCCGCTGCGTATCGGGAAGATCGAAGCCCCGGCTGGCGAGCCACGCCAAAAGCCTCGCCGTCTGCGTTCCTGGCGACGTCACCGCGCCGCCGGTCAGGATCGCACAACGTGCCGCGTCGATCTTCTCAGCGGCCTCCGCTACGCCTTGCAGGGCCCTTACACGGTCGAAGTCGATGCCGAGTTCGCCAGAGGTATTCATGGCGGCGTCGAGCTGCGACAGCTGCCGCTCTTCCGGGGGTAATTCAGGAATGATTTCCCCGATGGCCGCTTCCGCCTCCACGTCTTCACGGCAATATTCCGCCAGTTCCGCGAACTCGGTGAAGCACCATTCCGGCATGCCCGGCTTCAGCGGCCGTGACATCTTCAGCATCAGCCGGTGCCCGGCCATGTTTTTCCGGCGGTCTGCTCCTAGCGCCGCTCCTGCCGCCTCCAGCCGTGCGGGAAGCCCGTAAGCCAACGCACGTTGCATCGTACACGATAGTGCGTTGGCGACGAATATTTCGAGCTTGTCGAGAACCGCCGTCTCGAATGCCGCGTTCCACGCATGGCCCTGATAGTCGGGGCTCTGCAGCGCCTGCACCAGATCCGGCGGCAGGCGGTTGTCTTTCACGAAGCAGGCCATCGTTTGCCGGTCGTCGAGTTTCCACGCCACCGCCATCACCCGGAACGAAAGGTGAACGACGTAGCGGTGGACCCCGACCTTCTTGAGGTCGAGATGGCAGAACGTTTCAAAGTCGAGGTGGAGGTCGTGGACGGGTTTGGGCATGGGGGCTCTTTCGTCTCGCCGTGATTGGCGGACGAATAGCATACTCCGCAGAAAGGGGGTTGACAATGTTTTTGTGTCAGGTATTGATAGTCAACCCCAATGGAGAAACCCAGATGCCCGCCAAAACCAAGCCCTCCACCCCCGAGATCCTGTTCAACACCCACCCCGCCGATGAACTTGCGGAGCTGCGCGAGAAGATCAAGACCCTCACCGCCCGTGCCGACCAGCTGCGCGACAAGCTGCTGGAGGAAGGCGCGGATCTCAAGGGCGACGAATACACCGCCACCGTCACCCCCGGCGTCCGCGAGACGCTGGACCGCAAGGCCATCACCGAGGCGTTCGGGGAGAAGGCGATAGAGCCCTACCTGAAAAAGACCGTGTTCCAGACCGTTAAACTTGTGGAGAACTGAAATGATGAAACGCAACTCAGCGCTGCGATTGGCTGCCGATCTGCTCGAAAGCTACGTCATAGAGGACCAGCAGCCGCACCGCCGCGAGGCATGTGAGCGGGCCATTCTGGTGATCCGCGACATCATCGGAAACGAGCGTGTAGGGAGATTGTCTGATGCCGAAGCGTGACCGGACCATTTTCCAGCCGCAGCCGCCGGTGTGGAAGGTGAGGGACATCATCGAGAAACTCGGCGGTGTCGGCCCCACCACCGAGAAGCTGATGGCCCGTGGCTTCTATCCGCCCGGTGCCGACACGATGCAGGGCTGGAGCACCCGCAACAGCGTGCCCGGGGCGTGGAGCCCCGCGCTGTTCGCCCTGGCGCAGGACGCGGGCCTGATCGAGCACCCGATGGACGCGCTGGTGCGCGACTTCCACCTCAAGCGCAAGGGCGGACGGAAATGAGCATTCGCCGGATGATCCCGCTGGGTACGGTGCAGCGCAAATGCATCGTCTGCGGCTACCCGGTCAATGCCAAGGGTCCTGAGCTGACGGCGCACGAGCTGAAATGTCTGGAAATACCGGAGCCGTGCAAATGACCATCGCCGACAAATTGGCGTTCACGTTTCTGGGCAGTCTCATCGCGCTTTACGCCGTGAACCTGCTGCTGTGGGTGACCGGGCTATGATCTTCGCCGCCATCGACCCCGGCGCTGTCCACGCCGCCATTGCCGTGTTCCACGACCACACGCCCGTGTTCGTGGACGACATCAGGACGGTGAACGGGATGCTGGACGCCGTCGCCTTCGCGCACGCGCTGGAGGATATGAAGGTACAAGCTGTGGTCGTCGAGAACGTCCACGCCATGCCCAAGCAGGGGCTCTCCAGCACGTTCAAATTTGGGATGGGGTGCGGCATCATCCACGGCGTCGCCGGGGCCCTGCGGCTTCCCATGACCTTGGTGACCCCGTCCCAGTGGAAGGGCTACCACCTGCTCAAATCCGAGAAAGAAGCCTCCCGGCAACTGGCGATCCGAAAGTGGCCCGAACATGCCCGCCATCTCGACAGGAAGAAAGACGCCGACCGGGCCGAGGCCCTCTTGATTGGCGACTGGTACTGGGTGCGCGTTGTGCGGGCCCGTCAATCGGAGATATTCGCGTGAGCCAGCTACCACTTTTTCCCCACCAGCACCAAGGCGCGATGCGGCTCGCCGAGAAAGTCCCGACCTATCTCGGCTTCGATATGGGTATCGGCAAGACCAGGACTTTCATCGAAGCCGTGCAGTTGCGCCAAGCCAAGCGCGTCCTCGTGATCTGCCCCGCCTCGGCGGTGCTGGTCTGGAAACGGGAGATCGGCCTTTGGCACATCGGCGCGGTGTTCGTTAACGTCCGGACCCCCGCCGATCTGGCGAGGCCCGGCAACTACTACATCGTTTCGCACGGCCTGATGTCGCAGAAGCAGGGGCCTGTCGCCGAAGCCCTGATCAACATTCCTTTCGGCTTCCAGATGACCGCCATCGATGAGGCCCATGGTTTCAATTCCGCCGACAGCAACCGGGTCAGGGCGCTGCGCCGCGCGGTCCCTAAATTGGGCGACATCACGCCGCTCAGCGGCACCCCGATGAAGAACCACGCGGGCGACCTCTACACCCTGCTGTCGATCTGCTGGCCGCATGGAATAAAGATGCCCCGTCATGAGTATGAAGAGAAGTTCTGCAAAGTATCGCACAAGTATTTCGGAGGTTCCCGGCCGATCCGCGTAGTAGAGGGCTCGAAGAACCTCGACGTGCTGCGGGCCCTGATAAGGCCCTTCATGTTCAGGGTGCGGAAGGAAGAGGTTTTCAAGGATCTGCCGCCCATCCTCTGGAGCCAGGTCCCGGTGCCGCTCGACCAGAGCGAGATAACGGGGCCCGACATCGACATGCTCGAAAAAATCCTGACGGAGGTCTTCGCCAGCCAGGGCGCGGCCGCCAAGCTCGACGACTTGACCCATGCGCTGGATGTCGCGGGCCGCAACGTCTCGATCATGTCGATGCGGCGGATGCTGGGTGCCGCCAAGCTCCGGGGAGCCACCGACTACATCGTAGATATGCTCGACAATTTGCCGCCCGACCGCAAAGTGCTGGTGTTCGCCCACCATGCCCACGTCATTGCTGCCCTGCACCGACACCTCGGAGAATATTCCCCCGCAGTGCTGACGGGCAGCACGGCCCCACGGGAGCGCGAGGAAGCCGTTGACAAGTTCCTGATGGACGCCCGGTGCCGCGTGTTCATCGGGAATATCCAGGCGGCGGGAACCGCGATCACTCTCGTGGGGCCGAAATGTAAATGCTCCGACGTCGTCTTTGTCGAAAGCAGCTGGACCCCGATGGACAACGCGCAGGCCGCCTGCCGCGTGCACCGCATCGGTCAGAAGGATGGCGTGGTGGCCCGGATGTTGTCTGCCGCCGGGACCATCGACGATTTGATTAACAGCCTGCTGGTCCGCAAGGCCCGCGACTTCACCCAGCTGTTCGATGCCGAAGGAGCCAAGCCGTGAACGACAACAAGCCCGACAAGCCGCACCCCATCACCATCAAGGTCACCGACGGCGAGGCCAGGGCCTACTTCGTCCGCTTCGACCGCGACAGCCACGAGCTGCAAGACGTCTGCGAATACAAGACGATCTACACCCCGTCGATGGGCAGGATATCCGCCCGCAACAAGATCATCGTTGATCTCGCCAAGTCGCGGATCGGCATGGCGCTGGAAGCTGCAACAGGAGAAACCAAGTGAAGCTGACTTTTGAAGGCAAGACATTTGGCGAAATACTCGACCAGATGAACGATGTGCTCGCGACTTTCCCCGGGCCGAAAACAGTCGCGGTGCCGGTCGTTGAGGCTCAGGGTTTGAACCCTGTACCTCCGGTCATTGTCCCTGTGGACAAGCCGGTGGAAAAACCTGTGGGTAAACCCGGGAGAACCGCGAAACAACTCGAAAACGACGAGCGGCTGCGGGAGCGCGCCAGGGCGAAAAAAGAAGCCGGGCTGAAGCCGTTCGAGAAGGCCCCCAAGCCGTCGATGCCCCCGGAGGTGCGGGAAGCCCCGCCGCCGAAGACCGCCGGGGACATGGACCCTGCCGAAGTGGTCAAGCTGCGCCAGAAGACCCTCGAAGACCTGCAATCGGCCTATGCCAACGGCCATCATCAGGAAGTCCTCGAACTGCTGTCGCGTTTCGGCAACGGCGCGAAGTCGTTCCGCGAGCTGCCCGCCGACGCCTTCGTGCCGATCCGCGAGGCCATCGACAACGGAGCCCTGACATGACCCGCATCGCTCTGCTGCTGGGCCTTCTGATCTCCCCGGTCGCCGCCGGGGAGGGCCCTGACGAGGCCACCAAGATCGCGGCGTTGAAGCTGGGTTATATTCTCAACGGCAATTCGATGGTGCGCTGGGGCTCCATCGATTTGTCGAAGCCGATCTCGCCGCCTTGCACCAACTGCTCGGCGGTGCCCGACAGCCCGAGGTTGATCCTCAAATGAGGGTGCTGGTGGCATGCGAATTTTCCGGCACGGTCAGCCGCGCTTTCCGGGCGCTGGGGCATGAGGCATGGTCGTGCGACTTTCTTCCGTCCGAGGACGGCAGTCCCTTTCACATCCGGGGCGACGTTATCGCCGTGCTGGACGAGGGCTGGGACCTGATGGTGGCGCACCCGCCGTGCACGCATCTCTGCACCAGCGGAGCCCGCTGGTTCGCTGAAAAACGGGTGGAGCAGGCCGAGGCCCTGGACTTCGTGAGGACCCTGCTGGACGCCCCTGTGGATCGTATAGCCCTTGAGAACCCGGTGGGCGTTATCTCGTCGAAAATCCGCAGACCCAGCCAGATCATTCACCCGCATATGTTCGGCGAGAACGCCGCCAAGTCCACATGCCTGTGGCTCAAGGGTCTTCCGGCACTGAAGGCGACGCAGAACGTGCCCCCTGCCTTCTTTACGAACGGTCTGCCGCGCTGGGCCAACCAGTCTCCCGGCGGCAGCAACAGATACGGGCCCTCGCCCGACAGGTGGAAAATACGTTCACGCACCTTTCCCGGCATCGCTGCGGCGATGGCCGCGCAATGGGGTACGCCATGAAGCACGTCGTCGCCTTGTCTGGCGGCAAGGACTCAACCGCCCTTGCCCTGCGACTGCGGGAATTGAACCCGGATGTGGACTACACCTACGTCTGCACGCCGACCGGCGACGAGCTGCCTGAGATGTTCGAGCACTGGAATGCGCTTGGCGAGCGTCTCGGTAAGCGTATCCTGCCGGTCATGCACACGACGGGCCTCAAAGGCGTGATCCGGCAACAAAATATGCTGCCGAATTTCAGGGCCCGGTTCTGCACCCGCATCCTCAAGATCGAGCCTTACCGGGCGTGGCTGACCAAGAATGCGCCTTGCGTCTCTTACGTTGGCTTGCGGGCCGACGAGGAGGGCCGTGCTGGCGGAGCCTACGCGGACATTGCAGGCGTCACGATGTGCTTCCCGCTGCGAGAGTGGGGCTGGGGCGAAACCGACGTGTGGAATTACCTGGACAGCGTAAAGGTCCCGATCCCGTACCGTACCGATTGCGCGCGGTGTTATCACCAGCGCATCGGTGAGTGGTGGTCGCTGTGGCAGGACCATCCCAAGCTCTGGGCCGAAGCCGAGGCCGACGAGTTCGTGTTCGGCGCGACCTACCGGACGCCGGGACGCGACACTTGGCCGACGCCGTTGCGCGAGCTGCGGCGGGAGTTCGAGGGTGGGCGGGTGCCGAAAACCGTCAAGGAAACCTTAACCGGCCTGCGTGACGTAGGCCCCTGCCGGGTCTGTTCGTTATGAGCGCGCATGCGGCGTGCTCGCCGTCGTCGGCCAACATGTGGCTGGCGTGCCCCGCGAGCGTAACGCTGACGAAGGACATGACCCGCCCCTCGTCGAAGTTCGCTCGCGAGGGTACGGCGGCGCACACGGTGGCGGAACTCACGTTACAAGGGGATATCTTTCTTCCCGACAAGGTCACTGTCGAGGGCGACGAGTTCATTGTGAGCCCCGGCATGTGCCGGGCTCTGAACCCCTACATCACTCACGTTCAGGGCCTCATGGGCCCTTATACCGAGATCGTGCTCGAAAAGCGCGTCAAGGTCCCGAATACTTCCGGCATGGTCTGGGGCACCCTCGACTGCGGGGCCTTTACGAAAGGCGAGCTTCACGTCGTCGATCTCAAATTCGGCAAGGGCGTTGCCGTCGATCCCTTCGGGCCGCAACTGCGGTTTTACGCCTTGGGACTCGCCGACCTGTTTCAAGTTACGATCCCCGACGCAATTGTGCATCTGACCATCTGCCAGCCGCGCATCGGCGGTGAGGCGATCCGCAGCTGCGAGACGACGCTGGGCGAACTCTGGCAGTGGCTGGACTTCGAGGTTGATCCGGCGCTGCGCAGGATCAAGGCCGGGGACACCACTGAAAATGCGGGCGCGCACTGCCGCTGGTGCGTGCGCAAGACCGGGTGCGCGGCCTTCGCCCGCAAGCATCAGACCCATGCAGCGGCGATCTTCGACGATGGAGGATTGTTCCCATGAAATCAGACGTTGACAGAGAGTTTGATTTCAACGTAGAGTTATCCCTGTTACCCCATGTCACTCATGTCAAACGAGGTTATCATGTCAGCAATCAATACTCCTTACGCCACCCTCAGCTTCGCGAACCTGTTCACCCCGAGGCCGCGCGGCGAAGGTCTCCCGGTCTACTCTTGCAGCCTGATATTCGATCAGCAGCAGCAGAAATCCCCCGCCTACAAGGCTCTCCAGAACGCCTGCATCGAAACCGCCAAGAAGGAATGGGGCGACAACGTCGTTCTCAAGCAGCTCAAGATGCCGTTCAACGATGCCGGTGAAAAGGCCTATGACGGCTATGAACCCGGGCACACCTATATTTCGCCGTGGTCGAAGAACAAGCCAGGGATTGTCGATGCCCAGCGGCAGGACATCTTTTTGCCGGATGAAGTCTGGAGCGGCCAGCTGGTGCGGGCGAATGTGGTGCCGTTCGCATGGTCGCACACCGGCAAGAGAGGCGTATCGTTCGGCTTGAACCATTTACAGGTGATCCAGTCCGAAGGCCGCCAGCGCCTCGACGGTCGTCCCGCAGCCTCGTCGGCGTTCGACGACGGCGAAGTTAATGAAAAAGGAAACGAGCCCTTCTGATGGCCCACCATGACAGGCCCCATCCGGGCGACCTTCTCACCCTCGCGTTTGAACTTATCAACGCGAGGGGCGACGAATACGACAACGCCTCCAGCCTCGACCAGAACTTCCGTGAGGCTGCCGCCGTTGCGAGCGTTGTAATCGGCAAGGAGCTAACGGCGCGCGACGTCGCCATGATTATGCATTGCGTCAAGCTGATCCGGAGTAAAAGCTCCCCGGGGAAGTTGGACAATTACGTAGACGGTATGAACTATCTGGCTTTTGCCGCCTGTTTCCAAGGGCTTGTCCCGCTGTCTCTGCAGGGCCCCCCGGTCCCCTCGAAAGAGGTGGTCAAGCTCAAGGAAGTCGGCGTATAAGCATTGCGGGTAAATGGGTTTAGAATACTTGTCAGCCCCGGCAGAAATGCCGGGGCTTTTTTCATGAGCTGACGGTCGGGTTGCCCGCCCAATCCTTGCCCGGCTGCAAGCCGCCCTGCTGTCCCGGCACCGTTACGGACGGCGTCGGCATCGGCGGCAGCTGCGGCACCAGCGGCCCGAAGCGGTCGTGCCAGAGATCCTTGAAGTTTCTCGGTCCGGAGCCTCCTGATCCGGTAATCGGATCGACATAAGGCGGCGGTGCCAGATCTGGCCCGCGTGTGACAGTGCCGCCCGGGTGTCTCCTGTGGGCCATGATGCTTGAAAGGGTATTGCGGCCATAGTTCGCCCCGAGGCCCGAATAGTAGTTGGTCATCGCGCCGAAGCCGCCGCTGTTGGCCCACGGGTTGAACGAGTTCGCCTGCGCCAGCGTATTGGCGATATTGGCGTTGTAGTTGTTGGTCTGGCCCGTCGAGGCGTAGGCGTTGGCGAGGCCCGAGAAGTCGGGGCCCGCGCCGTACCAGTAGGAGGGTGCGAAAAAATCAGACATGTTGACCTCCTGTTACCAAGGGCTCGTGCTTTCGCCGCCGCCGAAGGGGCCGCCGCCAGAGGTGTTTGGTGCCGCGCCATAGGTGTTGTTGCCGTAGGCGTCGGTGGCAGCGCCAACGGTGGCGGTGCCGTATCCGGCGATCCCTATTGTATTACCCGCGGCGTTCAACCCGCTCGGGCCAAATCCGCCTATCACACCGGCTCCGGTGCTGTTTATGGAATTGACGCCGTCCGCGCTCGGCGTGCCGGGCGGGCCGACGCTGTAGCCGATAGTATTGCCCAGGTTAACGGTGTCGGCAGCAGGAGCAATACCGGGGTTGGCACCGCCACCGCCGCCACCACCGCCGCCGAGGGTACCACCGCCGCCGCCACCGCTGCCACCACCACCGCTGCCACCACCACCGCTGCCACCACCACCGCTGCCGCCACCGCCAACCGCGCCGCCCATGCCGCCGCCGAACATGCCCTGCACGCCGCCTGCGTTGAGCCACTCCTGAAACGCCTGCGGGCCGACCAGCCGCGCGAAAGTGGCGGCATCCTGCGGGGTCAGTCCGCCCGTACCAGTGGCAGCGCCACCCCTGCCGGTATTGAAGCCCGAGAGAGCGCCCACCGAACCGGGGGAGTAGCCTCGGTGTGGCCCCTGCCAGCCCCAGTAATCCGGTCTGGCGCGCATCCCGCCACCAGCGCCGATCCAGCCCCCCATCGCGCTCGGGCTTTGGTTGGTGCTCTCGCCGCCGCCATAACCGCCCCACTGCCACGGCTGTGCGTTTTGCATCCAGTCCACTTCGCCGGGGCTGCCGCTGAGCGGGCCTCTATTCCCAAAGTACTGCTCGTCCGGGTCGGGCGGCGTGCCGCCGTTCTGGCCGAAGATGCCGCCCGCGTCGTACCAAGCTTGCAGGGCCGTAGGGTCGCCAAGCTTGTTGGCGAAGGTGGTGAAGTCCTGCGGGGTCAGGCCCCCGGTCTGGCCCGCCGCCAGCATGGTTCGGGCGAGTTCGTCGCGTGGGTCGGCCATGTCCTAGTCCTCCGGGTTGTCCACCGCCTGCGGCATCGGGTGCTCGGGCGGTTTGGGATCGGCCTTGCCGTCGTAATTCTCATCCTTGAGGCCCTGATACAGAAGGCTCTCGGAGGCCCGGCGGCGGGTCAGTCCGGCAAGGGTCTTTCCGCCTGCTTTATCCCATCGGTGAAACTCCCGGGCGGCGGCCCGGTGGTCTCCGGCGTTGACTTTTTTGAGGAGAGTAGATTTAGCAAGGTTACCCTCTCCGCAATTGTAGCAGAACGACACCAGCGCATCGTACTGATGGTCAGTGAGAGGCACCCGGACGAGGCGGCGTACAGCTCGCTCGAATACTTCCATATCCTTAGCAAACGCCTGGTCACACTCACTGCGGGTCCATCGAGTAGTTGCGTCAATTTCCCATCCCCCGTGATGCGTCGAGCCCCAGCCACAAGTCCAGACTCCAGCCGGGCACTTGTAGGCGTGGTACAGGTCGCCTTTTTTCTTCAGGCAACCTTCGAAGTGCTGAATCAGGTTAGCACCTGCCTTGGTTAAATGCCTGTCTTCGTTCATCGCGGCCCCCGTGGTTGAGGCGGATTAACTGGTGCCGGGCCCTGAGGGCCCGGGCCTTGCGGCGTCGCCGACAGCCGGTTGCCCATCTCCAGGAGCGCATCAAATTCTCGCTTATGCATCTCGATGATCTTGTCCATCTGCTCCTGCTGCACGGTCAGCAGTGATTTCAGATGCGTGGCCTGTCCTGTGATCAGGATCTGCAAAAAGTAAATCGCGGCCCCGACGCCCACCAATACGATCACCACGACGCCAAGCAGATAGGGGCTCTTGGCGAGGCCCGAGATCACGGCATCGCTGGTGGCGTGCGCCAGCTGCACCGTACTCTGCGGCGGCAAGTAGACCGGCGCAGAGTACGGCGGCGGCTGTGGCGGTGGGTGATCGACATTGCTCATCGTGTACTCGGTGATTGTCATCATGTCGGGACCAGCTTTTTTGCGAAGTCCTCCAGCGTTAACGGTGGGGTGCCTTCCTGGGTCCTGAGCCGGTTCTCGTGGTCGAACAGGATCTGCTGCTCAGGGCTCGGCGAGGGCGCGGGCTCGGGCGGCGGCACGTAGGGATCAGGCACGCCGCCGTCCTCGACCCATTGCAGATACCCCGGACGTTTTGGACTGCCGTTGTAGTCTTGGTTAGCCATGTCTGGCGGGATGCACGCGCCGTCTGCGGTGCGGATAATGATGTCGGTGGCGGTGAGCTGATATTCCGCCATCAGGTGATCCTCGCATTCGCTTTTTCGTAGCCGTACCAATAAGCCCGCCCGGCGGCGAGGCTGGTGACCTGTATGTAGTTTATTCTGGGGTGAGCAGAGCCAAACACGTTCAGCGCCGAGACGTTGGTGGAAACGTTGACTACCGGCGTCAGCGTCGGCCCTGTCCGCATGTCGGGCTGAAACGTCACGGCGCACGCCGCGTTGATATTGATGGCCGACGCCACGTAGTCGAACGCCAGTGAAACGAACTGAAAATACCGCTCGCACGCCAGCAACTCGCTGTCGTAGTTCGGCACCACGAACGGCGGCGCGACGTTGCCCTCGGTCAGCGACACGTCGAACAACTCGAACACGTTGCTGGTCGAACCCATGAAATTGAACTGCGCCGACGTGGCAAAAACCGAACCGCTTCCTGACCAGCTGCCAGCTGCGCCGTGAAAATTGGTGCCCGCCATCAGCATGAAATTGATGTATATGCCGACGCCATTATCGGAGAGCCATGCTCCGATTGTATCCAGTGTCAGCGTGACCGACTTGACCACATCGGTATTGGCTTCACCTGCGGATATGACGTAAGTCGCGATATAGGCGCGGGTGGCTGCGGCGTTTCCAAATTGTACGCAATAGGTTCCGGCGGGAGCGCGAACACCAAATTGCAGCGTAACCGTCTTGGCGCTGGCGCTGCCGGATCGCAGGTCGGCCATGCGGAGACCTTCAATCGCGGTATAAGCGCACACGAAATCGCCTGCCGCCACCGCAGCATCCGCCGTCGTCACGGTGACCCGTATCCGGTTGGGCGATCCGGCGGGCGTCACGGTCGCCATTTGCCGGGCGCTGTACACGCCGGTAGTGACTGCGTATGACATGCCAAACATATCGACCGGATGCCCGCCGTTGTTGTTTATTGCCGTTGTGCCGTTCTCCTGGCTGATCATCATCGCGCCGTTGATGATGTAGTTTTTCTTCGCGGCCTTCAGCGCGGCGGCGGCATCGACGTACTGCTTGGTTACAGATTGAAGTGCCGTGGTTGGGTCGGCGGGCAGCACGATGGGCACCGTGGACGTCAGATCCGTGGCGTTGAGCGTAAGCTTGTTGACGCCGCTTACGGCGGCGGCGATCCCGCTGGAATAGTAGAAACCCGTTTGTGTCTGACCGGCGAACTGTAATCCTGGTCCTGACACACCTCCGTTCGCTACCCTGACTGGCACTGTGAATATGGAATTGGCGCTGTCGATAGACCACTTCAGCACACCGGAAGTCGTTGCAAAGAGACTGGTTGAACTGCCGTAAAAGCCAGTACCCACTGTACCGAAATTAAGCAGTGATGTTGTTGCCGTACCGTTGCTGGGCAGCGCCAATGCGCCGGTCATGGTGTCGCCCGCCTTGGCGACTTTCTCGGTGTCGAGTTCGGCAATCGCCGCTTGCACGTTGGTGGCGGCGATATTCCCGGCGGGCGTAAATGCCGTTGCCGTGGCGGTGCCGCCTGTAGAGGGTGAGATTTCAATGTATGCCATCAGGCGGTCCACCCTGATGTGAAGCCTGACGGCACCGCGCCCGAGAAGGCGGATGCGCCGAAGTTGGCGGTCCGCACGATGCCAGCAACACCGCTCGTGCCGCCAAACATGACGAACGGCACCATCGTTCCGGCCGGAATGGTGGCACCGCCTGCATTGGTCACTGGATCGGCACCGCTAATACCGGCATTCCAAGAGCCGCTATTTTTACGAAACCAAATCTTTCGATTGTCCAGATCAACCGCAATTCCAATTGTATCGGTGGTTGCAACGCTTCCAATATTAATTCCTGCAACACTAGAACCACCCGCCCAGACAGCGCCGCTCGTATACGCTACAGCGCCAATCGTGGCGTTGTTACCCATGTTCGTGTAGGTCGAAGATGTCGTACCAATACCGACAGTTACGTTCGAGCCAATTACAGTTGGCGGTCTGGTTATTGTAACTTCGAAATAATACTTGCCAGCCGTCTTGCCGCTTGCCGCAGCCACTCGCGCGCCCTGATCCGCCGACGTGGTGCCCGTGTTGGTGGCAACGAGATCGCCGCCCGACAGCGTGACGGCGGTAACAGTCGCGGCGTCCCACGTCGCATT